CCGGAACAGATAAATGCTGCGCGACTTATGTTAGAGCAGCGGGAAACGGTGGCTGTTAGTCGGGCAGACGTTAAAACAAAATTAGAAAGGCTGAATGAGCTTAATCAACTCAAGCCGATTGACGTATTTCAAGCGCTGGCCGCTGGAGATTTAACGAATGAGGATGCTAGAGGGTTCTATGAAGGTCTGAGATTCCAACGCGATAGACTGTTTACAAGGGCGTTAGATTTGGCGGCGGTTGAGTTCCAGCCTGATTTTCAAACGCCAAGACGCCAACTAACCGCTGAAAAACAATTACAAAACACGCAATACAAAGAGTTTGAGCGGCGTTTAATCGAGGATAGGAAAGGTTGGGAGGCCAAACTTGCAACGGCATTGCGGAAAGGGGCGGATACGCCAGAGGGGTTTTATGACCCGACTGCGCCTGAGTTCCTTAAAGAGAATATTGAGCAAGCAACGGAACGAGGACGAAACGCTATAATTATTCAGAAATATGGAACCTTAGATAGTGCTGTAAGAAGATTACAAGACGCTAAAGTGATTGAAGGAACGCCAAATTTTGAAAGTGAGAAAGGGAGAGCGACGGCAAGAAAAATATTTAAAAGCATTTTGGAAAATGACAAGCGACAGGAGCAACACCGAACAGCGGCGAGTATGGCGTTAGAGGCTATGAAGGACTTGAAGGAATTGAAATGGCCGACACGACGTTAGATCAAATGTTTCTCAACCGTTTTGAGATGCAAAACATATACGAGCCAGATGAAGTTGTATTTGGCGCGGAGGGCTATACACCCGTTCCCCCCGTTGCGGAAGAACCGGAAACACAGGCGGCGGAATCCAATACCCTGGACGATATGCTGGGTGTCTTGAAGTCGCTGATGTTTGAGAAGTTTGGTGGAGAGGACAGCGACCCTCTGCGCGGATTGGCCACAGGGGTAAGCCGAGCGTCAACCAATATGTTTGAGGGCATCCCATTCCCTGAAGGCTTGACCCTGGAAGACGGAACGCCGGTTGATAATTTTGCGATGCTTGGTGAATGGATGAACCAAAGCACGGGTACTGATTTCCAGGTTGAGCCACCCGAGACAACAGCCGGGATGATCGTGGAGGGCGTGACCCAGGCGACGGTTGGCATCTTACCCACCTCCCGGATTCTTAAAGCAATGGGGCTGGGCCATCGTCTGGCGCGGGATATTATTGCCGGTTTTACTGGTGACTTCATCACATCCTCCGATGAGGAGGCCAAGGGCTATGTGCAGCTAATCGATACAATACCGGATGTATATGGCTGGGATGTGGCGGGTGAGATAAGCAATGTTACGAGTGAGTGGATGACGGACCCGGACGGCGAAGTGGACGAGCTAAAGGCTAGGCTTGTGGCTTCGATCCCAGGGGTTGTGCTGTCTCCCGTCCTTGATGGATTCATGGCATTGGCTAGCGTGGCCAAAGGCGCTGGTGCTTCCGCTGGCGGTAAATTCACGGCAGATGTGAAGATGCGCTTTGACAAAGCCTTAGAGGCGAAGGGCGTTAGTTCCTACCGTGAACTGCGTGATAAGGTTGACCGTGGGGAATAATTATGGCGATACCTAAATACGATGAACCAATCCCCGAAGCCGCACCGGAAACGCCTGTATTAGCCCCGGTGATGGAGCAATTGCCGGTTGACCCATCCATGGAAGAAATGGAAGCGGAAGCCTTTGGTCAAGTCATGGAGGCTGGTGATACGGCTGCTGATGGCGAAGTGCAAGTGGCGGGTTTGCTCAAGCCAGGGATGTTCGGGCGAGCCAGAGAGGAGGCGCTTACACAGGATGCGCCACCGCCCAAAACCGATGATCCGGCTTCTCTTTTGACCCATACGCCAGAAGGAACAGTCCTCAGAACTGTAAACGAAAGTGAAGCGGAGAAGTTTCGCACGTTGATGGACGATCCATCGGGCGAGCCTGTCCAAACCGTGCGTCCAAATCTTGGGCATGAAAATTGGGAAGGCTACGGCTTTGGTGAAGTCAGCGATGACTGGATACGCCGCATTCATCAGGTGTTTGATGAAAGATACGCAACGCACACACAAAAGATGACGTTGGAGCAAATTGCCGCTAAAGCACAGGCAATGGGCATGGATACCGCTGTTATTGATATTCTGGAAAGGGCGCCGGGGGAAGCTATCAATTCCGCTGAAATGATGAGGGCTATTTGGGTTCGCGCCAACATTGTTGATACGCTCAATCAGGCCGCGCAAGAGGGGGGCAAGGCTTGGGAAAGGGCGTTGGCTCTTGCGGGTGCTTTTGAGATGAACTATGCCGCCGCGTTGTCGGAAACTGGCAGAACGCAAGCAGTCGTTAGTCATGCCGCTAAAGCGGGTAGGTTGGCGCCAGATGATAAACTCTCCCAATTACCAGATATTTTGGCGCGGTTTACCTCGGATGGAATTGTAAATCTTGAGGATGCCAGAGCCGCGTTTCTTTCCCTCCCCAATGACGGGGTGAAGGGGCGGTTTCTGGATAGGCTTCTTAAATGGGGAACGAAAAACACAGGACGTTTCCTCGATAATTGGGCAGAGGCTTATGTGAATGCGCTTCTATCCTCGCCTGTTACTCACGCGGTGAACCTAGCGTCGAATACAGTATTTGGTGCAATCCAGGTGCCGGAACGCGCCCTCGGTGGCGGCATTGGTTTCGTCAGAACAAACATCTTTCGTGCTGGTGGCCCGGATCGTGTGTATATGGAGGAGTCATGGAGGATGTTGGCAAGCCTGTCACGCGGTCTAACGGCTGGTGGCCGCGCTGCGTGGAGGGCTTTCGCGTATGAGGAAGGTACATTTGGGGCGGCTGGCACCAGTAAAATAGACAACCGTGTTGATAAGGCGATTTCCGCCGAGTATTGGGGGTTAAAACCAACCTCTGCTCTAGGGATGGCCCTGGACGCCTATGGCATCGCTACCCGCTTCTTGGGAAGTCGGATGCTGCTTGTCGGTGACGAGTTCCAAAAGGGCATCTTGTATCACATGGAACTGGAAGCCCTGGCACAGCGGAGAATGTTGGCCTCAATGGACGCGGGTATGGATAAAGATAAGGCCATATTAGAGGGGGCGCGGATATTATCAGAGGGTGATGCGAGGATTGTGGAGAGCGCGGAAGACTTCGCTGTTCGGGGAACATTCCAGAATGATTTGGGAAAAATTACGGGGTGGATGCAGGGCGCGTTTTCACATCCCTTGATGAAAATATTTGTTCCGTTCTTCAAAACACCGATGAACATTATGGCGGAAACGCTCAAGCGTTCACCGTTGGCGGTGGTTCCGGGAACAGGATTTTGGACTGAGTTAGCTGCTGGCGGTGCGCGGTCTGATATGGCGATGTCTAAGTTTATGATGGGGTCCGGGTTATTTGCTGGGACGGCCTATCTGGCCACCGGACAAGCGGTAGACGGGTTTAAGATCACCGGAGCGGGGCCACAGGACAAGGGAGTTCGGGACGCCTGGGAGCGCCTTGGATTGCAACCTTATTCCTTCGCCATCCGTCAAGAGAACGGAAGCTGGAAATCCTATCAGTATGGTCGCCTTGCGCCGATTGCGGGTGTTCTTGCAATGGCAGCGGATTATGCGGAATACGCGCAATACTCAATGGATGATGGCATTGATCTTGATGAGCTTATGTTGGGCGCTGGCATCTCGCTTTGGGAGCAGATGTCCCAAACACCGATGCTGCAAGGGTTGTTTGAAATTCAGGAGTTGATTGGAGGGGAATTTGAAAACAACGAGGAGCGTCTTGAGAGGGCTATAGAGCTTCTCGCAAAACAAGCCGGTAGCGCGGCCTTATCATCGGCGCCTGGGCCAATCGCTTTAGGGGGATTGGGTGTGGCTGGCGGTGGCTCTGCGCTGGCAACAGTCGAGCGTGTGATGAATCCCTTTGCAAGCAACGTCAAGGTATCGACGGAGCAATGGGCTGACAAACATCGGCTAGACCCTCTCTATAAAGGTTGGTACGAAGCGTTGAATAGGCACAAAAGCCGTAATCCTCTTTATTCAAGTGACGTTCCACAAAAGCTCAACTTGTGGGGCGAAACAATGAAACAATGTGAGGATGGATTGTGGTGTTTCATCTCCCCAGTGCGAACCAGGGATACGAAGTTTAATATAGTCGATGCTGAAATGGTGAGCTTGGGCTTTGGCTTGCGTATGCCACGACAAACCCAAAGAGGCGTTAAGTTATCCTCTGAGCAATATAATGAAATGATTATCGGGATAAACGCATTTGGGGAGAAGTCGATGATTGAAGAAATGAGCGAGCATATTCAATCGCGCTATTACCAAGGTTTGAAGATTGGTGAGAAGGTTAAGGAACTGGAAGCTATTTTGGCGTCACGGAAAGAAGATGTTCTTGAGGCTATGTTCGCTAATGATGCCAACGGGCTTGCTTGGAAAAATCAGGTTAATATGTGGCGCGAGGAGGTGGGCAGCGATCTAAGACAAAGGCCAGACTTCTTGAGCCAATGGCGATAATTTTTTTGACCAATGATGTACAATGACAATGGGACTACATAGGAAATAGGACAATGGCGATTACGGTAAATGCAGTCCATCGGCGGGTGCAGTACACATCTACGGGAAGTCTGGGGCCATACTCATTCGCGTTCAAAGTTCTGGCGAGTGCCGATATCAAGGTCTATGTTGGTTCCACACTGAAGACTGTCACCACCCATTATACCACGAGCCTCAATGCCGATGGGACGGGCAGTGTGACCTTCACGAGCGGCAATGCGCCAGCAAGCTCGACCATTGTCACCATCGAAAGTAATCAGGCCATCGAACGCACCTCCGACTATACGACAGGCGGTGACTTCAATGCGACAAGCATCAACGATGACCTCGACAGACTGGCGATCAACGACCAGCAAATCGAAACGCTGTTGTCGCGCAACGTGCAACTTGCTTCGACAGTCAACCGGACGACGAGCGGCACAGGAACGTCTGGCCCTCTGTACTTCCCCTATGCCGATTCTGCGAGCGATAACGCTTCAAAACTGATTGCGTTTGACAGCGCTGGAACTGCTCTGGAAACCACCACGGGTAAGGTTAGCACCGTCAGTGTTTCCAACGTCGCCAACACGTCGGCAGGTGCCGCCGGGACAGCAACCGCTTCGTTCACCGTGGGGACAGGCGCGTTGGCCCTGGGCATCCCGATTGGCCAGCGTGGTATCGCTGGTCTCGACTACACGTTTTCGACTACGACGACTGATGCCGATCCTGGAAGCGGCAACCTACGTCTCAACAATGGAACATTAAGTAGCGTCAGCGCGATCTACATGGATGACGCAGATGCGAACGCGGCAGATGTCTCTGCTTATCTGCTGACATGGGATGACAGCACCAGCACTTCGGCGCGAGGCCATATCAAGATCACTAAGAAAGATGCTCCGGCCAATTACGCTATCTATCTCGTCAACGGCGCAAGCACGGATGCCTCGGGCTATGTGAAACACGCCGTCTCGCATGTAGCTTCCAACGGTAGCATCGGAGACACAAACCCAATCGCTGTTGAGTTCTTCCGCTCGGGAAATATTGGTGCCACCGGCTCAACCGGATCGACTGGTTCAACCGGAAGCCAAGGTATTCAGGGCGTCAAAGGGGATGCTCCAGGCATCCTGATGGCCTGGGAAACAGCGACGGCTGATTCGGACCAAGGAGCCGGAAAGGTCTGGGGGAATAATGGCACCGTGTCCAGCATTTCGGTGCTGTATATGGATGATGTTGAAGCTGGCGGCGCGAGCATCAATTCCTTTGTCGATACCTGGGATGATTCAACAAACAGCAATCCCAAGGGCCATATCTACATCGTGAAGAATAGTGCGCCCGCCAACTTCCATCTGTTCGCCGTGACCTCGACGGTGGTGTCGGCCAGCACCTACAGCAAGGTGCCGGTTAGTTTCGTGCAGACCTCTGGCACCATAAGCGACGGCGATGCCGTTAGTGTGTTGTTCACCAGGGCAGGTGACAAAGGCGCAGACGGCAGTCTCGCTGATCCCATGACCACGCGGGGCGACATCATCCTTCGCAACACCAGCAATGCCACGGCTCGGCTAGCTGTGGGTTCTGCAAACACTGTCCTCACATCCGATGGCACTGATCCGGCGTATGGACAAGTGACGAATGCAATGCTGGCTGGATCAATCGCCGACTCAAAACTGAGCACAATTTCTACTGCCGATAAGGTCGCTGGTGGAGCGATTCAAATTGATTCCGGCACTGATGGCACTGGCATCACCCTGGCTGGCACGGATAAGTTCCTGGTCGATGACGGTGGAACGACGAAATACATCAACGCCTCGCAGATAAGTGCGTTTGCGGGTGGTGCTGATTTCGGCAGCGTGGATGAAAACATCATTCCCGACGGAGATGCGACGAGAGACATCGGCAGCGCCGCCGCAGAGTTCAACAAGGTGTTCATGCGCTACCCGGCTTTATGGGAACGAGTGTTCAGCATTGTGTTTGTCAGGATATTCAACAATGCCGGAACTTTTGAGTTAGCAGTCGCTGAACACTCTTGGGACATCGGTGCAGGATCAACAAATCTTGCTCCTGCTATGGCAGCATCTTACACCGGCAATTACACAGCTCCCTATGTCGATTCCTCGACGGGGTATGGCGGGAAACCTGCGGGAATCCTAGCCTCAAATACCAGCATGATTCGGCTCAATACATACAACATGTCCAATAATTCTAACATTGTCGGTCAAGTTTTTCCTGGGAGAGCAAGGCTGCCAACTGCAATCAGTGAAGATGGAGTTTTTGCAACCTTTGGTGTTCATTCACGCGACATCGATGGCACAACATCGTTCCAGGGAGAATTTCTCACCTACTATGGCGATAATTCTCTGGAAGCAAACGGAACAAATTTTGCACACAGCAACTATGTTGACTGGTTGTGTTTTTTCTACGGGCAAGACTCATAAAGGATTCTTCTAATGGCAACGCGAGCGGAAAAAATTGCAAAGGCCAAGGAAACCCGTCGAACTAGCATTGCCGTGTGGCAGTGTGGCGGCGCTCAAGGCCATCAAAACAATCCACGCTGGAATGGAGACGATGGAAGGTGGGTCCAAGATCGAGAACTTATGTGGATGCACATTGCCGTTTTAGGTGGTGGTTTGGATGAAGCCACCCAAGCGAAGTATCAAAAAATTATTGACGCAGAACAGGCTGAGTTTGAAAGGCTCGACGCCGTTTATGAGAATGTGAAATCGACAGCCCAAGATGACTGAAAATAACGTCATTTCCACAGACCGGGAGAAACTAATGGCCGTGGAAATGTCGCGTCTCTATGAAGAAAATATAACACTAAGAGCGGCCATAATCAGGCTGCAACAGGAGCAAATCTTAGATGATGAAATCAAAATCGGAGGGACCGATTGATGAAAATACTAGCCCTCGTTGCGATGATCCTGATTGCATTTGCCCTCCCGGTGAGTGCCGATGCGCCGAAGCAGCAGCACGAGGAAATGCTATACCCAACTGTCCTTGTTACGACAGGAACAGGACGCGGTAGCGGTTCCGGAACGGTCATCTACTCGGAGATGAACGGCGGTGAATGGGAGAGCTTCGTCCTCACCAATCACCACGTTGTGCAGAATGCCATCAGCATCCAGAAGATTTTCGATCCTAGCGCGCAGGAAACTAAAGAAGTGGAGATGCGGCGCCCGGTCAAAATCGATATCTATGAATACAATAACTTTTCCACCGCCATTGGCACGACAGGGCGCACCGGCAACATCGTCGCTTACGACAAGCTGCGCGATCTTGCTTTGATTCAGATTGATGACAAAGAGAGGCCGGTGAAATATGTCGGCAACCTCTACCCGGAGGATGTTGATGGCCCCTGGATTTTCCAGGAAACATTCGCGGTTGGAAGTGGCCTCGGGGCGCCCCCTTTTCCAACAGTTGGATTACTGTCGGGATATGGCAAGGACAAAGATGGCAGGGCGCTGTATTTGTCGAGTTCGCCTATAATTTTTGGCAATAGCGGCGGCTCCCTGTGGGTCAAAAGTGAGCGTGGATATGAATTGATTGGCGTTCCCTCGATGGTATCGGCCTATGGTTGGGGTAACGTGGTGAGTCATATGGGCTGGTCCCGGCCCATCCCTGAAATCCGCATCTTCCTCCGCGATAACGATTTCGGCTATCTCCTCGGTGATCCCGTCGAAGTGGAGGTGGTGGAATGATTGCCTCGCTGATACCGCTCGCCCTTAACTTAGCTGGAGAATTTGTACCCGATCTCATCGGAGGGCTGGTTGGCAAAGATGCCAAGAAAATCGCTCAGAAGGTTGTCGGCACAGCCGAGGAGCTAACCGGCGAGAAGATCGAGACTGAGGCGGATGTGCAGAAGGTGGTGCAGATCATCAAGTCGGACGCGCAACTTCAGACAGAATTGAAGATGCAGCTATCGAAGGAGCGCCTGGAGACGGCGCGTATCCATTCGGCGGATCGTGTATCTGCCCGGACGATGGCCCAGAAGACCACTCTCCATGCGGTGGCTGTGTGTGCCATCTCAGTAATCGTGACCGTTGGGTTCGGCTTGATGCTCTGGCTGATCCTCGCTGATCCAATCCCAGACGGTAATTCGGAAATTATATACATCCTGCTAGGTACTCTGGCTGCTGGCTTCACGCAATGCTTGAACTTCTGGCTCGGCTCCTCGCGGTCTTCTCAGGACAAGTCGCAGATGATGTCGGATGCTGCGCGGAAGCAATGACGCAACCATGGATACGAGCTTAATCAAGACACTGCTGCCCGTCGCAATCCTGGCTATCACAGGGCTTATCGCCTTGGTCAAAGTCAAAGCAAAATCTGACCAAACTGCCCAGGATATGGTGGGTGTGCTGAAAGATCTAGACCGGCTCGAAAAGGAAGCCCATCACACCACGCGGCTCTTGGCCCAAGTCAGTCAGTTAGAAAAAAATGTCACGCAGCTATGGAAAGCAAACGACGACTTGCTTGTGAAGTTGGAGCGGCATCGTGACCGGCTTGATGAGCGCTTCATTATGTTGCGCGAAAAAGTGAACGGCAAGCATTGAGCACTGGCCGATATGACCCGGATGAGTGGCAGTTAATCTGCCAGGAAGCGATTGATGCAGTGGCGCTGACCGGCTCAAAAGCGGAAGCATCGCGGCGCCTTAATATTCCCTGGGGGACGCTCCTCAACAGAGTACGAAAAGGAGAGGAACTTGGTCTTGCACCTACTGTCAAACCTGAGAGCAAAGAGTACACCCTTCCTCAGTTCGGTGAGGACGATATCTCGGCGCCTGAAATTCTGGACCATCTGGAAAAAAGATTCGAGAAAAAATACCAAGCGCAGAAGGCGCAACATTGGTTCAAAATCAAGGTCAATAACGACCTACCTCGTGGGCTGGCCATTGTAGGTGATCCACATCTAGGACCAAACTGCAACATTAGTTTGCTTAGAAAAGATGTTGAAATTCTGAGCAGCACTCCCGGCATGATGGCCGTGAACATCGGTGACACCGCCGACAACTGGAGTACCGGGAGACTGATCCAGCTTTACAGCGAGGAGGATATCAGCCGTCCGACTGAGCAGAAGCTGGCGCACTGGTATCTCCGCGACAGCGGCATTCCCTGGGTACTATGGCTCCACGGCAACCATGAGATGATGCACTCGGAGTTCGCCACATATTTACGCAGCATCAATGTACGCCAGATGCCGATGCTTGATTGGCGAGCGCGTTTCAAACTCGTTTTTCCATCCACCGAAATCAAAATCGACGCAGCCCATGACCATAAGGGCCATTCGCAATTCAATCCCACACACGGCCAGAAGAAGGCGGCACTCTGGGACGAGGACGCTGACATATATGTCGCTGGCCACCGCCATCTCTGGGCGCTATCCCATGAGGAGTTAGATGATGGCCGGGTTGTGTTTTTCGGCAGGGCAAGAGGCTATAAATGGATCGATAAATACGCGGTGCGTCATCAGTTCTATCAACAAAAATATGGGGCCACGATCTTGTTTGTGATCGACCCGTTGGCGGAGACACCTGTCAGCCGCATTCACTCATTCGTTGACCTTGAAGAAGGCGCAAAATTTTTAGCCTGGAAGCGCGAAAATGCTGAATCCTGAACAATTCCGTAACGAAATCATCCGTCCTGTTTTGACCATGCTCGATGGCCGAGACGGCAAATCATGGACCGGCGCAGCGGCAGAGGAGTTGTTGCTTGGCACGGCGTTGGTCGAAAGCAATTTAACTTGGCTGGTGCAGCACGGCGGTGGTCCCGCGATATCGGTTTTCCAAATGGAACCGGCAACGATCAATGACATACAGGAAAATTTTATTCGCCACCGTCCGATGTTGCGTGAAGCGGTGGAGTTGACGGCTGGTGTGTGGCCGATCATGCCGGAAGCATTAAAGGGCAACCTCTACTTAGCCGCGATGATGTGCCGCATCCACTACCGCCGTGTCCCAGCGCCGTTGCCGGAAGCCGGGGATGTCGGAGGGCAGGCGAAATATTGGAAGAAATATTACAACACGGCAAAAGGGAAAGGGACCGTTGGAAAATACAGAGAAGCGTGGCAACGGAGCGGCCTCGCCCACTGACTTCGATCTAGCGTGGCCGCTCTGTCCTGGGTGTGGTGAACAGATTGTCTTGATTGTCGATCACGGCGAGCAGCACTGTTCTGAGTGCGGCTTGCAAATCATCCTGGCGCCGCTCAGTCGATAAACGTCACGGAATTTTGCTGGTGCTTGGTGTGATGTATATGACCCTTGCGCTCAAGTACGGCGAGCCTGTTCCAGATTGCCGTCTGACTGAGATCGAAATGCTCCGCCATCTCCCTCATGCTTGGTGAGTAGCCACGCTCATCAAATAGGGCGCGGAGTTTGCCCATGAATAGAGCCTGATCTCGGCTTAACCCCTGTTTGTTTTGCATCGGACGGTCACAGGTGGGGCATTTATTCATTTTTTAGCCCCCAGTTTTTTGTTTGCAGCGAGACGCCGGTCCTTCAGGTTCTTCTGCGTCTCCTCCGGCAGCGTTTTGAGCGCCGATTTGTTGGCTGTCTCAAAGTTTTTCAGCGCCGTCATCTTCTCCCGGCTCGTCAACACCTCGTCCTTCATAATCGAAGACATTTGAAGGGTGTACTCCATGATCCACTCCTCCTCCTCTGCATACACGATTGGCTCCTCCTGTTCGCCAAGCTCATTTTCAGGCCAGGAAAGGACAATACCCCCTGTATGGCCTTTGGACGGCTCTGGAGAGGCATCTTCCTTTTCCGGTAGGTCACTACCAGAGGGTGCCGAGATGGCCGCTGTCTCGCCTCCAGGGGCCTTCTGAGGCGTGTCAGCCTCCCAGACCACAGGTTGGGCGCCGGGGATATCGGCGACCTCTGTTTCATCGAGCAGTCCCAATCCACAAATTGAAAGTGTCACCCTTCTTTTGGCTTTCGTCATAGCCTTGGCGATGGCATTCGCCTTGGCCTCGCCTCTTAATCCAGCAATGGTGACGGCCCCCATGTCCTCGTCGGCGCGGCCATGTTTGTCCTTCGCTTGGACCGTAACAATATAGAGGCCATCAGCATCTTCTTTATCGACGACGCGAATTGAAACGCCGTGAATTTTTCGCAGTTGGTCGGCGCAATCCTTCCTGGCATAGAGAACCGTGCGGCCTTGGAGCTTGAGAAACTCAAAAGGCTTGGTCAGGGGGTTCAAGCCCATGCTGTCACACAGAGCGGTGACATACTTCAGCCGTTCACCCTGGTTCAGCTTGGCGAGATCACCACCTATGATGACCTGCTCGACAGCTTCGATGGCCTGATTCATTGCTTCCTCTCCTTAATCATCAAAGCCCGTGTCACAAATCCCTTCTTGGCCGGAACGGTTTTGGCTGGCTGATCCTTAAATTCTCTGGTGGCAAAATTGATGGTGGTGTCGGGCAAGATCACCTTCTCAGCGCCGCCGATGATCTGTTTGATGAGCAATGATTCGCGCTCTATCAATTCATCACAGGATTTTTTGGTGCGTCTGGCGGTGATGATGTTTTCGCTGCTATCGATGAGGTGTTGGCGCCCTTCGCGGGTGATGTGTTCGGCCTTATCTTCAGTCAAGTCGAGGGGTTCGGGGCGGCGGTTGCCGGGGATCATCCGGCTGGCCTCGCTGGAAGTTTGCGGCGGGTAATTGCTATCATCCTCCATCTTCTGCCAGAACTCGTTGACGCCATCACGGATTGCTTTGATGGTCGGCTCATGCCGGGGAATGATGGCAATGCGCCAGATCAAGTCTGATCTCGCCAATTCCGCGAGGACGGTAAGCTCGCAGTCGAGACAATCCATTTGAGCTTGGCACTGAATGACCCGGAGCATGTTGTCGAGGGGATCAGCGGGATAGCGGGGGATTTTGCATTCCCAGTTATTGCCCTCGGCAATGGTGAAATCCTGATATGTCCAGTCTTCTTCAAAGACACCATCCAAGCTGGCTGTCATGTTGCAGAACTCATTTGTATAGCCGACACTCGGCTCCACGACCCTCGCATTGAACTCCTCGTTGAACCATTCGAGCGCGCCATCTTGAAAATAGTTCCCGGCTTTCATCGGCGGCGTCGGGTCATTCTCGATTGGTGTGCCATCTCTGGCTGCACGGTGCTTGGTTAAGATGTCGTTCCGGGTGGTGCCATAATGGGCAACATATTCGCCGTCGATTTCGACCAGCCACGGCGTCTCAGATGCACCAAGCTCGTGGCCTGTTCTCGAATGCTTCGACATATCACCCTCCTATGAGGAGGTAGCCAAGAAGGCCGATGGCAAAGATGGCCGTCATGCCGAGAACATCGCCTATGAGATGCCACCTCATTGCTCTAGCCTCTCAAGCTGAGTGGCCTCCGCATATGGAATGCTCGTTCCATCATCGCACTCAATCTGATACTTCAGGGGGTCGCTGTAGGTGGTTCCGATCACCCTGCCAATGAGTGGCTTGTATGGGTGCAGCAACTTGACTTGATCACCGCGCTTAATTGCGTCCATTTTTCCCTCCAAGTTTTCGTCACAGGGAAAGTAGATATGAGTAAATATGAGACAGTTGGAGTGGCGTTTCGTAACACTAACTCTTTGAAACTACGTTACTTATGCAAACCCCCTAGGGGTCGCCAACACCACTCTAAAAGTCGCAGACTTCTGCCATCTACCTCCAAATTTCGTCACGCTTATGCGGAACTTACAGTAATTTTCGTCACTTTCAACTTTTCCCTAGCAGAAAACGATCTCTGCTCTGACTCGGCCATGTCAATGTAAGTCTGTGCTTCACGAAGATTCGCCCAGCCAAAAAAGGTACACATTTCAGGGGCAGTCACACCACAATTAGCCATTTTTTGCGCGAGTGCCTTTCGCACTCCGTGTGGTGTGCAGCACGACGGTAGACCAGCTTTACGCACAGCCTTGCCAAACCAGTTTGAAAAACTTTTGCCGGAAGAAAATGGCTGGCCATAGGCTGTGCCTACAAATGTTTGTCGAATGTTGGTCACTTTCGATGCGTCCAGTGCTGCCCGTAACTCAGGTTCCACCTTAAACTTTAGGTATTTGTTTTTCCCTCGTTTTGTTTTCGTGATAGCACACTGCACGACCTCATCGGTGACTTCCGTCTCACTCAGCTTAATCACATCACTGGCGCGCAGCCCGGTAGTCCAGAGACAGAGCATTGCGGTGTGCTGCATCGTTCCGACTTGCCAGTAGTCAAGGAATTGTTCGATTTCACTTTCACTCCAGGCATGATGGCCGTCTGTCTCCTCAACAATTTTCAAATTGGCGCACGGATGGCGCCACCCTTTTGGTGTTAAGTTTTGCTCAGGACGATTAGCCCAACTCAACATGGCCGCAATATCCTTAACGATAGTGTTACCTGCTTCGATTCCGCTCGTTGAGGCGCTCTTAGCTCGCCGCCGTGCCTTATCTCGGATTTCCGCGATGTGATTGCTTTCGAGTTTCGCCCAGCGGTATGATCCATATGCCTTCACGAAGGCACCTAACCGGCGTTCTTTCTGGCGCTGCGTGGAGGGCTTGAGCCGTTGGAAGCCACCCTTATTATGGCTCGCCTTGTACAGCAGCCACAGGTCAGCGACTGTTCCAGTGTGCCTGTGCCGGTGGTTCACTTCCTCGATTTCTTGATCCCATCCCTGTTGGCGATAGGCCTTCAACTCCTCAACAGCGCGATCATACTCAAGAACGAACTCAGGCGACCCAGGTGGTTCGACAAGCCGGATGCTTGGATCACCGGCACGGCGCGGTGTGAGTTGGACATAAATATAAACGACCAATTCACCCTTCCGATTTTTGGTCTGTTTTGTCTTGATGTAGCGAAACTTTGTATCAATTTTCACAACTTGTCCCATTCGTTCACATCGTCACCGCCATCGACGGAGGGTAACTGCTGGAAATGGATGTCCAGTTCGGTCAAATCCCACACCACGCGATTTTCACTAGCTCGTTTCCCGACAGGCATCATGCCACCGGCAATCATGCGATCAAACGTCGCGGCTGAGACGCCGACATAGCTAGCGGCTTGCAGCCGATTTAAGCCGCGTGGCCAATGGGGGAGGGGATGTTTCACTCAGCACCCACCAGATGCAAGCCGCGCCGCCGCTCATCCAGCCCGAAAATTTCAAATCCCCGGTCCAAAATTTCTCGCGGCATTCCCATTTGCGTCTGCCAGCTATGTGTCCAAGCCTCTCGCAAATCCAGGGCATGATTGATGTGAACGCCTCGAACGACATGAATGACGAGGGTTTCGCACCACTGGTCGAAGATGGTATCGACTGACAAACTGTAAAGTTTCTTTCGCTTGTCATTGCAGAGTGTGTCAACGATCAGATCACCGACCTTCACCCCGTCGCGTAGCTCCGCTTCAATCACCCTCGCGCTCGATGCTGTAAGCAGCGGGTGTGAACAGAGGGACTGAGCCGTTTCGTGTGCGTAGTCATTGCCTCGAATGGCGTGGGTCCGGGCATCACTCAAAATCGATCTAATGAGATATCGTGGTCCCAGTGTTGTGTGCGCTCGCCGTGCCCGGAACTCGCTGGCGCGTACCGATTGATGGTCTGCTGCCACAAATTTCAATCGATGCTCGGTGCGAGCATGTGTCTGAGGATTGCGATAGCGGTGACGGACAGTCGCTAGATTCGCCCAGTATTTAGCGGTGCGTTCCTCCTGGCTATCTCCAGATTTGGCCAAAAAACCAGCATGATCGAAGGCTGCCCCCATACAGGCGGCTTGCACCATGTTGAAAATCCGCTGGTGGTCCTCTCCATACTTCTGCATCTCACGCCTCCTTTCCGCACTATCGCAAACAAAAATAGAAAAATGTATGACGAAATATGTCTACGTTTTGATGTCTACATAAAAATGTTCATAATTTTTGGTACTATTTTTTGGCCTTCTTTTTTGGCCGGTGGCGGAGCACGTTTTTCACCGCCTGTGGGTGCCAACGCGACGAAACGGTACTTTCGTGCTGCTTCTTTTCCCCCGCGTATGTTTTGACGCCTCTGGCATTCAATGCTTTGGCAATTCCGCGATACGAGTGAATACCGGCAGCCTCGATCTCGTCGATGATGGGGATGATACGCAGGGCGAACTCCTTGCTGTGTTTCTTCATCGCCCTGCTCCCCTTCGCCGCGTGTTGCGCGATGTCCGGGTTGCCCAGTTTTACGCCCCGCTGCTTTGCTTCAGCCAATGCAGCCTTGGTTCGTTTTCGGGTGTTGGCCACCTCCAAATCCGCAACGCTGGCCAGGATTCGCCAGAGGAATTTTGTGTTGTCGGGATCAGCCAACTCAGGGATGTCACAGGCGACGACAGCCACGCCGTGACGCTCGGAATATTCCAGTATCCATTGCAGAAAAGAGAAATCACGGGTGAGCCGGTCCATCTTGGCGATGATTAGGACGGCGTGATCCTTGGAGCAGTCTTCGAGAGCTTGACGCAGAACGGGGCGCCGTAACGTGGTGCGTCTACCCGATTCAACCTCTTTGCAGGTCTCGATCACCTCCAGGTCCATGTCCTTGGCCTTGGCCGTGGCGACCTTGGTTTGCGCGGCCAGCCCCAGCCCGGACGCACCCTGCTTTTTGGTGCTGACGCGAACGTACAGGCGCGCTTTCGTCGGTTTGGATTTAAGATTTGCTAACATTTTCGGTCCTTCATCGGCTGTATCCCCCCCTGCACCCAAAAAACCCGGATTAAATGGGTGCCTCGCGGCTTGCTATCGTCTCGCCACGAGCCAAACGCAGCGAAAAGCTCACATGCTCATCAGACATTTCATCGACAATTCGAGCCGTTTCTTTTGCCCCTTCCAAGTTCGGAGCGCCGCCAACAGAGGATTTGATTTGATGTAACTTGAGGGCGAGGCGGGAACGCGCCAAGCGATCCTGCACCTCTAACTCGATCCGCAAATCCCGCAGATAAGCATCAACCTCAAG